TGCTGCCCGCTTTCATCCGTGTAATTGCCGCTGGATGCAACCGGGATGCCCGGCAGCGCGTTCGGCGTTTGCAGCGTTAGCGTCTGCGATTCGTTCGCGCCATCCGACACCGTGACCGCCACCGTTCCACCGTCGCCCGCGCTGACAATCGGCACGGGCGCGGTCGGGGTCGGCACGCCGTTCTGCGTGCTTTTGCCGTACACATGCAGTGCGCCAAGCGGTTTTCCTGCCAGCGCGTTTTCACACGTCATCGGATTGCCCGATGCCGACACGCTTTTCCCGTTCGCGATTGCTTCCCGCTGCTGCGCGTCGCTGATGTGCCATAGCTTCGGGCTGCGGTATGTCACCGTCGCGCTGACGTTCTGCGTTTCACCCGCCGCAATCACCGCCGACGCATCCGCCGTGCCGACTTTCGCGCCGTCCGGGTTGTACAAATCCACCGTGAACGTCGCCGATGCTTCCGCACCCGTCTTGTTCACCGCGTCAAACGTGATAACCGTTTCGCCGTTGGTCAGGTCGCTGTCCAGCTTCGGGGTCGTCACGCGGATGTTCTCCATGCGAATCTGGTCATCCAGCAGCGTCACCAGTTCCACCGGGCGAATCATTCCGCTGCCGGAGTACCAGCGCGACGACGGCTGTTCATTGCGCACGAAAACCGCAATCGTGTTCACGCCGCTGGCCATCTGTTCCGTCGCATCCACCGCGAACGGGTTGTAGCCGTAATAGTTCTTGTGTACCTGCTGCCCGTTGACGTACACCGTCGATTCCATGTACACGCCGTCAAAGCACAGCACATACCGTCTGCCGGGCTGCTTGTCCACCGAGACGGTCGTGCGATACCACGCGTCGCCGCCATCCAGATAACCGCCCTCATACGTCGCCGGACTGGACGCATTGAAGTCCAGCTCCACCGACCAGTCGTGCGGCACGCTGACCGTCCGCCAGCTTGCGTCGTCATAGGACGCTGCCGCTTCCGCCGTCGAGGAATACGTCGTGTTCGCCGTCGCGGAAATCAGGTTGAACTTCCACGAATCCAGCGGAACAGCGGAAACAAGCTGGTCAGCGGTCGTAACGGGGATGCCGCCTGCTTCCAGCGTTGCAATGCGCCGTTCCAGCTTGGCAATGTAGTCGCCGACCGCCTTTGCATCCGCCGCCTTGCCCTCTTTTGTCAGCGTCGCATCCACCTCAATTGCCACTGTTCCGCCGCCGGAACTGCCGTCTTGCGGCGCATCGTATCCCGCCCCGCGTCGCACAAACCACCTGCCGGATGCCAGTGTTATCACCTGCGCATCTTGTTTCGCTTGCAATACGCCGCGCAGCGCGCCGGATACCGCATATACACTCTGCGGCAGTACGACGCTTGCTACATTGCCAGCCGCAGTGCCAAGCACAGGAATCGTTTTCCCATCGGCGCGGTCGAAGGATGCTGAAATCTCATATGCGGGCAAATCCACCGCTGCACCGCCGTCGTACACACTGACGCGCCATTCGTGCGCACGGCTGTCACCCTGCACCATCATCAAGTCAGGCCAGTTTCGCGCCCCGGTCGGATGCTGGAGGTCAATGCGCTCCTCAAACGTCCACTGCATTGTTTTTCTCCTCCTGCTTGCGGATGATAGCGATAGCCTCATTCAGCGCCTGCATACATCCCAGCATGTGCGCCACATTGTCACGCCCTGTGACAGGAATCGTGTCAAGTGTCATCTGAATGCTCAGCAGCTTATTCAGCACTTCTTTCATGCGGTTTCCTCCTGTCTTACGATATTACAAAGACCTGCTGTTTCGTCTTGCCGTTGCTTGCCTTTACCACTACGCGCACCCGACCGGTATCGAGATTAACGCAAGTGATTTCTCCAATGGTTACGTCGCTTGAACCTGCACTGTATCCTGCGCTGTATGCGCTGGACGCATCGACCGACACCAAGTGCTGGCTTGTGTCCTTGTTGCTCAGGGTAATGTCCAAATCTGCTGTGATGGTTTTGCTCGCAGAATAATAGCTTTCTCCGTATGCTTCCAGCGCCTGCACATATACCGATGATGCTCCTTCTCTCCTCGCGGCATCCAGAGCATCATCGTAGCCCGGCATGTCGCTCAGGTCAAAAGTTGCATCGGCAGGCGCGAAAAAAGAACAGGTTTTCGTGCCAATGGTTAGCGTATGAAGAACACATGCTGTTTTTCCAACGGTCAATGTCCCCGCATCCAGCGTTGTAATAAGTCCCTGTCCTGCAACAAGTTCGTCGAAATCGCCGTATCCTGCTACAACAGATTCACCGCTAATGGTTACGCCTGCGAAGTCCGTTGCCCATGCGCGAATCGTATCAAGTTCCCCGGTTGTCACATATCCCGTTAGCGTAATTGTGCCGCCGCTGATGGTCACGCCGTCGCCGCGAAGCTCGACCATTGCGCTGATGTCATCGTCCTTCTTGACGTACATCACAAGGCTGTCACTCAGCTGCTCGATGGCGCTTTCCGTCTTTGTCGTGCGCCCTGCCAGTGTATCCGTCCGCGTCACCAGCGTGCCAATGGAATCATTGTTGACCAGGATCTGCGCCTGCGCCGTCGCGACGCTATCTTCGACCGTTGTCACGCGCCCGGAAAGCAATCCGATGCCGCTGGCTTGGACTTCGATGGCGGATTCAGCTGTATTCATCCGCTGCCCAAGCGCATCGACCGATTCTTTGCTGGCTTTGAGCTGGATTTCATCGGCATTCTGCTTGATGGACGTTTCTGCTTTGCGGATTTCATCGTGCGCCACATGGCACGCAGCGCCATTCGCCGCGCTTTCGGCTTCAATCGCTTGCAGCTTGCTGACGATGCCGTCCGTCTTCGAAAGCGTGTCCGATGCTTTGCTGGCAATGGTGACGACGATGTTGCCCGGATCGCCGCGCGCGTCCTGCTTTTCGACCGTCACAATTCGCGCAGTTTGCCGCAGACCGTGCGTATCATCCGAGATAATTACTTGCTTCCCCGGCGCGAAGCAATCCCAGTCATAGCCGGTCAGCGTGTAGAGGTCAATTGCCGTTGCTGTCAGGCTGATTTGCGGTTGCTGCCTTTCCGCCAACACTTGCTGTCCGCGCGCCAGCAGTTCTTCTGGCGTGGTGAATGCATTGTTTTGGTAGATGGCGGCACGGATGCCGTACTGTGAAATGGTGTCCGCATCAATGTATGGCACTGCATCCGTTGTCAACGATTCCACGGTGACGGTTTTCCCGTCCTTACCAGTGCCGCCAATCAGGTAGAGGCGCGTCACCAGCTCCGTCGTATCCATCTGCATCTGGATGCCAGTGAGGTTACGCCCGTAGTGGATGCCGCACTTGCTCTGAGCATCCGCCTTCCGGATGCTCAGCCGGAAGGGAAGGGCACTTGTGGCGCATTCCCATGTGTACGCATCCAGCTCTTCGCAGAGCTTCCGAATGCCTTCCAGAATGCTGATGTTGCTCATCGACAGCGCCACCGTCTGCTCGAAGTCACACGCATCCAGCACCCAGCGCTTCACTGTCTGCTGCGCCATCAGCTGCTGAATGGCATCACGGACGCTGGTGCCATCAAACACCATTTCGCCGAAGATAAGGTCATCCAGCAGAAGCGACAGCACATGTTCCAGCGTGTAACTGCGCGTTCCACCCGGCAGCACGTCCGAAGCGGGCATCCCCGTGATGCGATACACGCCTAAATCACGCGCGCCATCTTGCAGATGCACCCACGGCAGTTTCGCGCATAGGTCGTTCGCCGCGTCCTCGCAGGGCAGACGCAATTCCGCCGTGCAGAGGTCATTGTGCTGCAATGTCCAGCCAAAGCTGGCGTTTTCCAAGATTGCAATCGGGCGCAGCGCATCATCCAGCAGAACAGGTGCATCACTCATCGCCACACCCCCTGTGCGCTGACGGTAACAGCTGTGCCGATTGTTCCTTGCGCGGCTTCATCGTACAGAGGCGTTATTGCAATCGTCGTTGCTCCGACACCGCGAAGCAATTCGCAGTGCAGACAGCGCGAAAAGACGGGTTCGCGCGTCTCATCCGCGCGCTTGACTGAAACATCCAGCGGATAACTGCTGTCAATCAGCAGCGTTTCGCCCGTTGCCAGTGCCAGCCCTGACACCTCGACAATCGCGCCGCTGACGTTGATTCGGCAGCCGTCGAGCCTGCGCGTCCCGGTGTTCAGCATGTCGAAGCTGATAGGCGCGGGCATATCGCCGTCAATTGCAATCGCCATGAGGTGCGTTCCGGCAGCTTCAAGCGCCTTTTGCGCGAAATTCGCCCGCAGGCTGTGCAGATGCGGCTGTACCTTGAAAGTCACGCTTAGCCCTTCATCCACCCAGCCGGATGCTTCGCCGACGACGCCCGTCACTTCTGCCATCGCATACTTGTCCGGCTCGCTGTCCCAGATAAGCTGGCGGCGACCGCACATCAGCCACGACACCACCTGCCGCCAGAGCAGCGTTGCTGCTTCCTGCGTCGGCAGCGCATGGTTCGCATACAGATTCACCGTTTCCGTGTATTCGTCCGCGCTTCGCTGGTCGCCATAGCTCAACGTGCCATCCATCCCACTGACAGCATAGCTGACAACATCACTGCCTGCGCAGATGGTGCGCTTCTTCGCACGAATCGCAATCAACCCGAAGTCGTAGAGACTGTGCTGCCCGTTGAAAGTAAATCCGTTTTCCATTTGCTCATCTCCCATCAGACAATGACCAGCTTCGCTGTCCTTCCGGCAATGGTATGGTTGCCGCGGTCGGTACTCGACCGGCTGACGCTCGGTTCTATCGTCCGGGCGACAACTTGGCGATCCATCACCATCGTCGTCTGCCCAAGCCCTTCACGGCGCATTGCGGCAGCGGTTGCGTCGCCCATGCGGTCGTAGTCGATGCCCGCAGGCGCAGCACCTTGCCGCGCCGCATAAATGGCAGCGTCCGCAAATTGATTGTAGTCAATCGGCGGATTGCTTCGCGTTGTCTGCGTGGTACGCAGGGCAATGTTGCTGAGCGTCTGTGCAGCTTCCACAATGCGCGGTGTCGTGCGCTCAATGCCCAGCGCAAAGCCCTCTGTGTACGATTCGCCAATTTCGCGCGTCTTCTTCGACGGGCTGTTGATGTTCAGCTCCGTGCGCGCCGCATAGTACGCCTGCCGAGCTGCCGAACGCGCCGCCTGCACGACCGCACCTGTGCCGGAGCGGATGCCCACGGCAATGCCGCTGCTGATGGCCGTGCCGATGCGGTTGAACGTGCCGCTATCAACCAACGCTTGCAGCGCCGCGAGCATATTGTCGAACACCGTGCCCATTTCATCCTGCACCTTGTGCCCATCTTCGTTGATGCCGTCCGCGACACCCGTCACCCAGTCCTTGCCGAGCGGCTTGCCCGCATCGACAGTCATCAGCTCGTTGGTTGCGTCGATGGCGGCTTGCAGGACGGTTTGCATTGCTTCCCGAACGCCGTCCTCTTCGCCGCTGATGCTGCCGACAAGCTGGCTTAACACTTGGTCGGAGACAACATCCTGCACCACAGTGCTTCCTTGCGCGGTTTCGGAAAATTCTCTACCAGCGCTGCCGTAGTCTGCTTCACTTGATGAGGTATGCACACCTGAACCGTGCGTTTCTTCGCCGCCACCAAAGAGCCCGGTAATCCAATCCCATGCACCTGTGATAGCTGTGCCGATGCCCTCTTTGGCGCTTTCCCAAGCATTCGTAATTGCTCCAGCGACACCATCCCAGATGCCGCTGAACCAGTCAGTCAGACTGCCGAAACTGCCAAGAATTGCGCTCCAAGCGCCGCTGAATACGCTGCCCACACTGTCTTTGACTGTGTTCCATGCGGTCGTTGCCGCTTCTGATACGCCGTTCCAGACATTGCTGAACCACTCTGCCAAGCTGCCGAAGCAATCCAGAATCGCATCCCACGAACCGCCAAACACACCGCTTACACTGTCTTTGACTGCGTTCCATGCCGTTGTCGCCGCTTCCGATACACCGTTCCAGACGCTTCTGAACCACTCCGCCAAGCTGCCGAAGCAATCCAGAATTGCATCCCACGAACCGCCAAACACACTGCTTACACTGTCTTTGACTGTGTTCCATGCGGTCGTTGCCGCTTCTGATACGCCGTTCCAGACATTGCTGAACCACTCCGCCAAGCTGCCGAAGCAATCCAGAATCGCATTCCAAGCGGATTGAAACGCATTGGTTACGCCTTGCTTTACGTTCTCCCACGCATCACTAATGGCTTGACCAAGGTCATCAACACCGAAAATATTGCCGATAATATCAAGCATCGTACCGAAAACGGTGGTGATAGCTGTCCAAATTTGAGTGAAGAAGCCAGCAACAGCCGTTTTTGCGCTTTCCAAGGCTTCACCAATATCAATCTGCCCGGAAAGCAAATCGGTGAGAATCCCGCCAAGCGTCCCGAACACGCCGGTAATGGCATCCCAAATGCTTTTGAAGTATGTTTCTACGGCACTGATTGCTTTTCCGAGCGTTGCAGTGATGCTCCCTTCTGGCAGATTCAGCACATCTTCCAGAATTTCACCCAGTGTGCCATAGACATTCTTGATTGCATCCCAAATCTGACCGAACAATCCCTCAACCGCAGTCTTTGCGCGCGTCAGGGCTTCCCCTACATCAATTTCACCGGAAAGCAGGTCGCTGAGAATCCCACCGAGCGTGCCGAACGCGCTGGTGATGGCATTCCAGACACTTGCGAAATAGCCGCCAACTGCGCCGATTGCCTTGTTCAGCGGCTCTGTGATAGTTCCTTCCGGCAAATCCAGCACATCTTCCAAGATGCCGCCGAGCGTGCCGAATGCGCTGGTAATGCCCGCCCAGACTTTGCCCATTGCTTCCCCGACACCATCTTTGACGGCTTCCCAGCACGGCTCAATGGCGGCAAGCAAGCCGGAGAAAAGCCCGCTCACCAGCTGAACCGCTGCACTTGCCAGCGCAGGCAGATTGCTCACAAGGAAAGTGGCCAGCTGCGCGACTAATTGTCCTGCGGCTTGCCCGATGCCCGCCGCGTTCGCGCTCAGCGTGTTCACCAGCGTTTGGAGCAGCTGCGTCACCGCAGGCAGAAGCCGATTGACCATCCCCGGCAGCTTGCTTCCGAGGGAACTCACCAGCTTGCCCACGGCGGTAGTCAGCATCGGCAGCGCGTCCTCGATGATGCTGATGATGTATTCGATTGCACCGTCCATTTCATCCAGCAGGTAGTCCATCAATTCGCCCATTTCGTCGGGCGTGAGGCCATCTCGAATGGCATGGTTGACGCGCCCCATTGCTTCGGTTGCGCGGTTCACCAGCGGCTGGAATGCAGGAATCAGCGCCAAGCCAATTGCGTTCTTTAAGCCGGTTACAGCCTGCGAATTGCGCTGCATCGCATCATCGAATCCGCCCATTGTGGCGATTTCATCATCGCTGAATACGGTGCCGAGACGTTCTGCTTCTGCGTTCAGCGCTTCAAAGCCTTCACGTCCGGCTTCGATGAGTGGGTTGAGTTTCTGTGCACTCTCGCCGAACAGTGCAATCGCAGCAGCGTCACGCTCTGCTGGGTTCTCAATCTTGCCGAGCGCATCAATCGCATCCCAGAATACATCCTCCGTACTGCGCAGACGGCCGTGAACGTCCGTGATGCTGACACCCAGCGTCGCAAACTTGTCCGAGGCTTCACTGCTGCCGTTGAGCGCATTGCCCATCGTCTGCGTGAGCTTGGTCATGCTGCTGGCTATCGAATCGACGCTCGTGTCTACGAAGTTGCTTGCATATGTCCATTGCTGGAGACTGCTCTGCGAAACGCCGGTTTGCGTGCTGAGCGTTGCGATGTCATCCGCGTACTTGCCAGCTTCCTTGGATAACTCGAAGCCCTCTCTGGTCGCATTGGCAGCCGCTTTTCCGACTTCCAGCAGAGCCTTTGCCGCCAACTTCGCGCCGGCTACGACAACGTTGCCCAGCGTTTTCGCTGCTCCTGCCATGACTGACAGGAACGCCTGATTCTTGCCCGACGCATCATCAGCGCTGTCGCCCAGTTCGTCCAGCGAATCGCCTGTTTCGCCTGCTGCTTCGCCGTATTCATCCAGCGCGTCCCCAGCTTCGCCGACCGTATCGCCAAGGTCATCCGTTGCGTCCGCGTTTTCCTGCGTCGCTTTCTGCGCCTCCGCAAGCGCCGTCGAAGTTGTGTTGATTTCGTTGGAACACTTATTGAGGGCTGTCTGCGCGGTTGCCAGCTTGATGCGGTACTGGTCGGCTTCTTCGCTGTTTTCGCCAAACTCCTGCTTTGCGATTTCCAGCATTTCGGATAGAATCTGTACCTTTTCGCGGTGCGCGTCCTGCTGCTTTGTCAGCGCTTCCTGCTTCGCCGAGAGTGCTTCAATGCTGTTCTGATTCGCGCCATAGGCAGACGTTACGGCATCCATCTCAACCTTCTGGACGCGCAGTTCGCGGCTGATGTTTTTCAGCGCCTCGCGATAGGTCTGCTCGCCCGCAACGCCGACGCGCGTTTTCATTTCGACGACCTTCGTGCCATTTGGCATGGTATCACCTCCCTTCGCGCTACGGGCGCGGAATGTAGTTCAGACGCACCGTCTGCCCGCCGGATCCGCTTGCAGTGTGCTTTTCGCGCGGCTGGTTTGCCCGCATCATTTCGCTCAGCAGGATGCAGATGGCACGCGGTGTCGTCTCCCAAAACGCATCTATGTTGATGCCCAAATCAAGCGCATGATACATCAGCCACGCCCAAGGAAAGTGCTTGGCAGCATCTTCTTTCCTCGCGTGGCTCATCAGTTTCCCAGCTGTTCCGGATCGGGCAGTGTACTGATGACGGACTTCTGGATAACATCGCGCAGCTGATCGATGCTGTCATAGGTGAACAGGTCGTCGAACGTTTCAAAGTCCATGTCACAGCCGCCCGCACGGAGCGCACCATAGACACACGCCTCGATGGCGCGGTGTTTCTGGCGCTGGAGTTCCGAAAGAATCTCCATGTATTCCGCGTCGCGTCCATACTGCTCTTCGTACACCATTTCCGTATAACGCGCCTGCCGATTGCCCCATTTGAGCGTATAGGTCTGTCCGTCAAGGGTAATTGTCTGCGCTGGTGCAACGAAGTCACGACCGCGCACCACCTTTTCCATCTTCACATTTTCCATGATTCAAGTACGCGCCCGGAAAGCACATGCAGACCGGGCGCGATTCCTCCTTACTTTCCTGCCTTTTCAGACGCAGCTTCGTAGACAGCTGTGAACCAGCCCGCAATCACGCTTGCCGGAATCGTTTCATCATCACTGTCCACCACCATGCCAAGGGCATTGTCATAGATGCGGCGGTCGCAGACTGCTTCCAGCGTCGGGGTCTGATATTCCGTCGAGCCAACTTTGTCGGTCTTGCCGCTGGTTTCGTTCTCGCTGAACTGCCCCTTGTAGAGCCACCAGAGTTCCTTTGCGCCGGTGTCCTTCGTCCGGCAAAGCCCAATCGCGACGCTCGGTGCATCCGTCGATCCGTCAAGGATGGTGACACCGTTCTTGTCCTTCTTGCGGCCGAGAACGTAGTCCTTCATTTCCGGCGACACGGTATCAACGTTCGCCTTGATGCTGTAAGCCTTGATGCGCTTGGAGCGCCGCACAACACGGTTGGATGCTTCCAGCGTTGCTTCCGCGTACTGCGGCGTAATGGTCACTTCAATCGACGCGCCAAGCACCTTCGGGGGATCGTAGGTCGGCGCGGCCGCCGTCGTATCCTCCGTCGCGTACCGTGCGACGTAAACATCCAGCACGCCGGTAAAGATACCGATCGTCTTTTCTGCTTCACTCATGGGTGAATACCTCCTGTTGTTTATTGGTTGTTAGACGCAGGGTAATCTGAATATGCCTGTATCGGGTTTCTGTTTCGTAGGTTTCTGGCCCCCAATCGCTGATGACGCATCCAGCGCGTTTGAGTGCGTAGAGCGTCGCCGCCAGCAGGGTGTCCAGCGGCTCGCGGCTGTACAGGTCAACCTGTATCATGTGCCGCACGCGAATCCAGCGGTTGCTCGCGCTCTCCGGCGTCGCCTTGACCTCAAACCAAGCAATGTAGGTGTCCGGGCGCTCATTGAGGGGATAGCGCCCGACCGCAGGCGCAAGCCCTTTCAGCGCATTGCCAAGCATTTCATGGATGGTCATGTGCCGCCTCCTGTCAGGACTTCGGCAATGGCGCTGCTGATTTCATCCGCGCTTTCTTCCATTGCTGGCCGCATCCACGGTTGTGCAGGCATGTTGCTCCG